AGTACATCGATTCTTTTACATCACTCCTCTTAAAGGAATCGTTGTAGCTCTCATAGGCCCAAATCAAAAGACTCTTGATGTCTCCGGTCATGATCTCCAGCTCGGTCCTGCGGCATAGCTCCTCCAGTCTCGTGATCTTTTGTCCTGATGTTTCGTCGGTCAGTGATAGAGATGTGTCGCTCATTGTTTCCTTGAGTGAAAAGAACTTTTGCTGAGTGGTCTGTCCTTGACAGGACTGTTGCCTTTTTCCAGCCTGCGCCGGTAAAGAAGTGAACGAGTTGGCCGATCGTCAGATCAGTCCAATTCAAAAGCTGCTTGCCTGGTCTACCCATTTGTGATCAAGGCGTTGAGTTCCTTCGTCAAATTCAAAAGATCCCGCGTAGCCAAGACGACCGAGCATCCTGTTTTTCAAGCAGCGAGAGTGAGTCAGCTGCGTGCCACGCTTGCGACCTAGCGCCCAGATCGTATCTCCTAGTTGCACGATTGAGTGGCTATTCCTGATGTTATGCAACTCAGGGATGTCGCCATTCTCAAAATTCTGCCCCGGTGATCGGGAGAGATGGGAGATAGCAAACACAGTGCATTTAGTTGCAGCAATAAACGACCTGATCTTTGTGATCAAGCTGTCCAGGTGGCGGGTGTCCTGGGCTAAACCGGAGCCAATGATCGTCAGGTGATCGAGGTAGATGTGCTGGCAAGCCAGCGACCTGACCATGTAGTTCATCCGGTTGAGGATTGATTCCTCGTCCAAGCTTCCGAAGTGATCGAATAGCTCCAGCATTCCGCTGCCAGTAACAAAGCGATCAGCCTGTTCAATGTCCAGCAGTTGCTGTGGATTGAGTTCGCCATAGCTCTGCCTTGCGTGGAGCTGGATGCCGGCAGCAGCACCAACAAAGCGGAACACAGCTTCTTCAGCTGTTTCCTCTAAGCCGATCCAACCGCACTTGATCCCGCGTTCCATGTCGTGCAGACACAGCGTTCTGGCGAACGTGGTCTTCCCGATCCCTGAGCCAGCAATCAAGATGATCAACTGGTTGTCATAAAAGGGACATTTTTGATTCCAGAACGCGAAAGCGCAGTCAGTAGCCCTGCGATCAGGTGGCTTTAGGACCAGTCCGGCGTAGTCGCTGGCTGGTCTGATGCCGTCTGGCCTGATCTCCCGCGCTGCTTCAACGGCTTCCTTCAGGACATGGCTGCCCATCTCTTGGAGGGTGTCGTTGGCGTCCTTGCAGGGGAGCACCGCACGTTTGACCTTGCCGGGCTCGAACAGGCCCATGATCTGAGTGGCCGCAGCATTGCCTGGCTCGTCGTTATCCGTGCAGACGACGACAGATTCAAATTTCAGGAACTCATCAAGGTGCTCGCGGACAAATTTGCCAGCTGACTGAGCACCGTTAGGCACTGAGATTGCTGCAATTTTGCCGCTAAAGGATTGGTAGACGCTGGGCGCATCTAGCTCCCCCTCACAAATCACGATGGCCTTGTGCTTGGCCGGGTTGGCCAGATGCTGGCCGAAGCCAGTGGCCTCTTTAGCTGATCCCCTCCATTGGGTCAGCCGTTTGCCGTCATCACCAGGCTCGATGGCCCGGATCTTTTGAGCGACGTACTGGCCATCCTTGTTCCGGTACTGGTAGACGATGAATCCATCTTTGAATCCAATGCCATAGGAATCCAGTGTCCTTTTATCCAAGCCCCGATGTGGCTCGGTCAGGTCAAAAGCAATCTCATTCATTGGCGAAACAGGTCTCGCCTCGGAAGGTGCTTCGCTCTTTTCCTTGTATTGCTTGTCGTAATTACAGGAAAAGCAATGTTCGTGATCGTCATAGACCGCCAGCGCATCGCTGCTTTCGCAGCTAGGGCAGGCACTGTGACGAATAAAACGAGAGGAAGAATTATCACTCATCGCCCTCCGAATAGCTGAACGGCAACATCTAATGCTTTCTCCTGGGCCTCATTTAGCAGCTTAGAAATCGAGCTTGCGCTGAACTCCTTAGTGATCATTCCGTGGCCACAGTTATCACATGTGCGACGGCGTTCGATGTAGCCATTGCGCTTCCTTGTCTCTTTAATTGTTGAATGCAAGTGGCCACATGTGGGGCAAGTAATCACTGGTCCCTCCATGTCAGACGAATGTAAATACGAGCGTCCGCAGTCTTGGCTTTGGTGAATGCAAGCCTCATCCGGGGCACCACATTTACATTGTCGTCAACAACGACCAGGCCATTCATGGCATCAAGTAATGAGCCCACCCTGTTGTCTAGATCCCCCATGGCAGGGCCGTAGAAGTGAACAACTAGCTCATCAATGTGCTCCAGTGGCGCATTGGTCCACCACTCGCCTAGGTGCATCCGAGCGTCCTTGATCCACTGCTTGTAAGCCGCTGGCATGTAGGGCCGAGCTTGTCCCTGAAAGGATCTTGGCCTTGCTTTGCTGATGGGCCTCAGCGGAAGCACGAACTCACAGCTCTGCATTCCGAACCTTTCGAGGAGCACGGCGCGGAGCTGGCGACGGAATATCTGGAAGCGTCGGAGGCTCTTGAACTTTGACAACTCGAAGTAAGAGTTGCTTGATCTCAGTGAGTAACTGGATCTGAATCGCTGCGTCTTCGTCAGCCTGAGAATAGAAGGGCTTGCCATTAGTACGTTGCATGTCAAAAAGGGATCTTTGCTTCGGTGTCGGGCTTCACGTCAAAGCCAAAATCAGCAGCGCTTGATGGCTTGGTCATGGGTGCTGCAATCCACTCGATGACCTGAGCTCCCTTGGGTTGCAGCGTCATGCCTGCACCGGTTGGAGCTTTCCAGCCGTAGATGTCAAAGCCAATGCGCATCTTGCTGCCGTTACCGATCAGCTTTTCGGTGGGCCAGTGATTGCCTTGAGCGTCGTAAACGACTGGGCCTTCTGACTTGTTGCCGTCCTTGTAGGTGAACTCAGGAAGCTTGAAGCGGCAGGACTGCCGGGTCTTGGGGTTCCCTTTGTCTGCCTTGATTGGCAGCCAGTGAGTGTGCTTCTTCTCTCCTTCGTGGATCTTCTCGAACTGAGCCTCGATGGATTCGCACCAAGCAACGTGCTCAGGGTTGTCGTTTTCAAGAATGATCTCGACCTCCCATGTGGGATTTTTCGCCGGATCAAACTTGTTGCTGCGGGCATTGCCAAGCAGCTGGCACCAGCGCACCTCAACGATGGGTGTGCGCAGTAATTCTGTCGCCATGAAATAGGAGGGGGTGTGTTAAAAACAGTGCGGACATGCCGCTCCGTTACTTTACGCACCCGCAGAACTCCGTCAACCCCACTCAGCTAAACAGATACGGATTGCTGCCGATTGCCATTGGGTCCAGCGTCCCGTGATTGGGCACCGGCTTGAGCTTGATCCCTGTCCTGTCCTCGATTTCAGCTTTCATCTGCTCCAGCACAGGCATCCGGTAAACGTTCCCGAACTCGTGCAGCAGCATCTTGTGGAGCTGGCCTGCATTGGCTGGGTGACAGGCAAAACAGTCATGCGTTGGGAGCACAGGGAGCTGTTGCTCTGCGGCCCTGCAAAGGATTTTATGGACCAATGCTGAGTCGAGGGCATGGATCGTATTGGCCACCAGCCCTCTATTGGACTGGCTTGCGCTCAGTGGTGAGTCCTTGGGCTGATCAGCAATCGTTGCGCCGACCTTCTTGCCATAGAGCAGCGTCTCAACCCTGCGCTTGGTTGGCTCCCGGTCTGCTGCTCGCATCGGCCAGCCGCTGGGGGAGCTCCACTCCATCGGCACCTGCTTGGCCAGCACTCGCTTGCAGCTATCGCGCAGCCATGCTTTCACCTCCAGCACCGGGGTCATGACTGCTTTCATCTCGGCCCAGACAATTGAAGCCATGTATTTCGAGGGGATCGAAATCTTGTAGATGTATTCCTCAAGCGGCACCTGCCCTATGTGTTGCTCCATTGCAACAACTAGGCCATCAGCAACTGACATCCAAGTGGCCCCGTAAGGGACTTTTAAGCACGGGCCCTTGACTAAGGCACGATCGACCCCACGCTGGAGCCAGAGCTCTGCCAAGGCTTTCTGCTTTTGATCCCCAAGCTCAAGGTCTTTGGTCAGAGCTGCGGTGCAGGCATCTGCTACGACCGTGTAAAGGTCATTCACCTCATTGCCGTACAGGTTGCAGAGCCTGCCAATCTCTCCATTGCGGGTCAGTGCAGCAAGGATCCCTGGGCCTGATGTTGTCTGGTCAAACCGAATCGGGACACCGGTGTTGCCTGTAGCTCTGGCATCACGAACGCCAAAGCACATTTGCAAGAATTCCCAAGGGTCTTTGGCTGATCTCCACAACTCCAACTTGCCGAGCGGATCATCAGCAGCGGCGATCATCTGATCAACGTGTTGCTGGCCCCACTCCAGCCGCTCACTCCAGCTCGAACGACTTAGGCCATGGTGTCCAGCAGCAGCCTTAAGCAGCCACTCGAACGCCTCATCATTGACGGGTAGCTGTTGGGCAAAGCTGAGTTGGGCCTTCTCATAGCCAGGGCCCTGCGTCGAGCCGCAAGCGTTGGACGTATAAGCACGACCCCTGAAGTCCATGTACCAGGACTGCCAGATCTCGCGCCCGGCAACCTCCTCC